AAAAGAAAATGACATATTTCTTCGTATGTTTAGCTTTGTTATTAATCTTACTTGGGTTTGTAGTTCTTATAATTAAAATCTGTAAATGACTTTGCCTAATGAGATAGTCTTTGGAAGCAGACTAATTAAGTTAGATTACATTGAACACGAGTTAGCATACAAGAAAAAGATTTTAGGAGAATTTGAATCTGATAAAAACCTTATTACTTTAGATAAATCATTAGACAATATTCAGATGAGCAATACCTTGTTGCACGAAATATTCCACTTATTACACGATGAATATAAGATTGAATCACCAGCTAAATTAGAAGAAATAACCTGCAATTCATTAGCAAATGGAATTTGCCACACACTATATCAAAACCAACAATTATTAGAGTTCCTTTACAAATCTCTTAAAAAGTAATAATACCCATAATTACGATTACATTATCGGTTAATTATGGAAAACGAACAAACTAAAAAAGCAGGTAGACCTACTGTCGTTCTTGACAGAGAAGAAGTTTATAAATTAGCATACTTTCATTGTACTTTAGAAGAAATGGCAAGTTTTTTCAAATGTGATCGCAATACACTTTCAGCTAATTATTCAGCAGAAATAGCAAAAGGGAAGTCAGAGGGAAAAATTAGACTTAGAAAGAAACAATATGAAGTAGCTATGCGTGGAAATACCACTATGTTAATATGGCTTGGAAAACAAATACTTGGTCAGAATGACCAGAATGTTGGTGATGATTATAGCCCACTACCTATTGATGATATACTATGAAATGTATCTTTTGTTTAAGACCAATAGTTAATAAACTAGAACAACGCATTAAATCTTGTAATGATTGTGTTGTTAAACTGTTAATGAAAAGGCATAATTTAAAAGTTAAAAAACAAGCACCTGTTAGTTTTAGTATGAAAAAATATGATAAGAATAACTAAAAGATTTAAAAATCCAAAAGGTGGATTGTCTGCTTATGGTAGAGCAAGAATTAATAGAGCAACTGGTAGCAATTTAAGACCACCAGTTAAATCAAGACCAAATAGTTTAAGTGAATATAGACGTAAAGGAAGTTTCCTAGTTAGAATGGGAAGTGGCAGAGGAAGATTGTTTGACACTAAGGGTAGAAAAACTAGATTAAAATTAGCACTTGAAGTGTGGGGTTATAGAGGAAAAAGTAAATCAGAAGCAGTAGCATTAGGAAGAAGATATTTAAGAATATACCAGAATAAAAAGAAGTGAAAGAATGTATGTGTGAAAGGACAAAACCAAAAATGCTTGATAAAAAAATGCGAGGAAGCCACGATTTAGAAGTTAGGATTTATGATCTAATGAAACAAGCTGATATTAGTCAAGAAGAAATACAAAGATTAAATTTAATAATTAAAAAACTAGAAGAAGATTTAGAGAAGCATTTAAGATCAAATAACTAAATGCCTTTAAGTGAACCACAAAAAAACGTCTATACTTGTCCAAATAGATTTAGAGTTCTTATAACTGGTAGAAGGTTTGGCAAAACACACTTAGCACTTGTAGAATTATTAAGGTTTGCATCACGAAATAAGAATGGAAAAATATTCTATGTTAGTCCAACGTATAGAATGTCTAAGGAGATAATGTGGAAACCTTTAAAGAAAAAGGTAACAGAAGCCAGATGGGTTAAATATACAAACGAATCTGATTTAACATTGATTCTAAAGAATGGTTGTCAGATAAGTTTAAAAGGTGCTGATAAATCTCCAGATAATTTAAGAGGTGTAGGATTAAACTTTTTAGTATTGGACGAGTTCGCAGATATTCCAGAAGAAGCTTGGACTGAAGTGTTAAGACCAACTATATCTGATAAGCACGTTAATGGTCACGTATTATTTACTGGAACACCTAGAGGATTTGGGAGTTGGTCATATAATATATTTCAAAGAGGACTCGGAGATGACAAAGAATGGAAGTCTTTTAAGTACACAACATTAGATGGTGGGCAAGTAGAACAAGCAGAAATAGACCAAGCTAAAAAAGATCTAGATGAGAGAACATTTAGACAAGAATATTTAGCTTCATTTGAAACGTATGCAGGTGTTGTTTATTATAACTTTGATAGAGAGCAAAATATTAAAGAATGTAAGTATGATCCTAAAGCAGTAATACACTTGGGTATGGACTTTAACATAGATCCAATGAGTGCTTGTTTATTTCATATTAAGAATAATGTTATAGAAGTATTTGATGAGATAGTTATTTATAGTTCTAATACTGATGAATTTATTGAAGAATTATTTAGTAGATACCCTAAACAAAATATAGTTGTATATCCTGATCCAGCTAGTAGACAACGTAAAACTTCAGCAGGTGGAAGAACCGACTTAACTATATTGCAAAATGCTGGGCTTAATGTTAAATGTAAGTCTAGTCACCCTTTAATAAGGGACAGAATTAATGCTGTTAATTCAAAATTAAAAAGTTTTGACGGAAAGCGATCTATATTTATAGATCATTCTTGTAAAACACTTATAAATAGTTTAATGAAACAAGTCTATAAAGAAGGCACAAATCAACCAGAAAAAAATAATGGTTACGATCATATGACTGACGCAATAGGGTACGCAATAGATTACTTATATCCAATCACTTCAAACACACCTAAATCAAAACCAAAAAGATTCTCATAATGGCATACACTAGACAAGACATAGAACTACAACATCAAGTTTATAAAGGTATGATGCCTAGATGGGAATACTTTATTAGAAGTTATTTAGGTGGCAAAGAATACCAAGACGGAAAATACTTACAATCATATCAATTAGAATTAGAATCAGAATATTTTAAGAGAACTAACTTTACACCTTTAGATAATCATTGTCGCAACATCATAGACATCTACTCATCATTTTTATTTAGAGTTGAACCAGTAAGAGAATTGGCTTCACTTGAAGAAGATATGTCAGTTGAACAATTTAAAGATGATGCTGATTTAGAAGGTAGATCATTTAGTTCATTAATGAGAGAAGCACAAAGGTTTGCTTCAGTATATGGACATGTATGGTTAATGGTTGATAAGCCATCTACAAACGTAATGACTAGAGCAGAAGAATTAGACCAAGGTATTAGACCATACATAAATATTTACACTCCAGAAAATGTTTTAGACTGGCACTATACTAGAAATGAATCTGGATATTATTACTTAGACTACTTAAAAATTAGAGAAGAACAAACAGCAGAAGGTGAATACTATAAACTTTGGTTTCAAGATAAAGTTGATTGTGTATTTATTTCATCAATGAATAGAGATGAACCAAAATTAATTAGTTCAGTCCCAAATCCACTAGGAAAAATACCAGCAGTTATTTTATACAATCAAAGAAGCCCAATGAGAGCATTAGGAGTTTCTGATTTAACTGATGTTGCTGATTTACAAAAAGCTATTTACAATGAATTTTCAGAAATTGAACAAATTATTAGATTATCAAATCACCCATCATTAGTTAAAACAAGAGATACTGATGCAGGTGCAGGTGCAGGTTCTATTATTGAAATGCCTGATAACATTGATGCTAATTTAAAACCATATATCTTACAACCTAACGGAAGTAATCTTGACGGAGTATTAAGATCAATTAATCATAAAGTAGAAGCAATCAATCGTTTAACACACGTAGGAACTTTAAGAGCAACTGCTGAAAGAGTACAATCTGGTATAGCGTTAAGAACTGAATTTGAATTATTAAATGCAAGACTATCTGAGAAGTCTAAATTAATGGAACACGCTGAAGAACAAATCTGGAGATTATTTGCTGAATGGCAAGAAACTGTATTTGAAGGTAAAATAGAATATCCTGAATCATTTGATATTAGAGATTGGGCAACTGACTTAGAATTATTACAACAAGCTAAAGCAAGTAATATTAAATCAACTACATTTGCTAAAGAGATAGATAAACAAATAGCAAGAACAGTAATTGAAGATGATACTACATTAGAACAAATTGATTCTGAAATAGAAGGTGGTACAGAAGCATTAGGAGAGTTTGCACAAGAGCCAATAACTTTACCTACAATTTAATGTGGCACAAGATATTCTTAGGCAACTACAAGAGATAAGACAAAAAGCATTAGATAATTTAGAAGCACAACACCAAGAACTTTTATTTAAAACAATTCAAAGATTAGAGAGAGAAGTTGTTAATATAGCTTCTGAACTTCCTACAAGAACTGGCGAACTATATTCTACTAGACTCGCAATAGAAATAAAACCAAGATTACAACAAGCAATAGAAGAACTAT